CAATAAAATCTAAACCATTATCTCTTATTGTTCTATACTTTTTTTTAGTTTCATCTTTAGAAACGGCATCTACTTCTTGCTGTAACATATTTACATAATATGATCTAAACATATCAATCAATTCTCTTACTTTGGCAATATCGCCTTGTGTATTTTTTATAAAATAATTAAAGAAAGATTTAAGTTTATAACCTACTGATAATGGGTCTGTTGAATTAAATTGATTTAATAATGGTTCTGCTTTTGATAAAGAACCTTCAGCCATCGCTATGATACTATCAAACTGTGTCATCTCAGAAGAATTAAATGTTGATGTGCCTGAAGTATCTTTATAAGTAGCGTCTGTTACAAACACTGATGAGAGTTTAGGAAATCCTCTTAATGAACCAAAGCTGGCCTTTAGATTACTCATTTTACTTCCTGAATATACTGTATGAAATACAATACCTAATCTTGCACTAGCAATTCTTCTACCTATTTGGCTATCTCTAGCCACAGCATATGTAATTGTGTTAGGTGTAAACACATAATAATCTTGTTCGTCTATTGTAGTTGTTTTGACATCACCTTTTGTAAATAATAAATCGCCTTGTAATATGCCTGTGATACCTAATTTAGATAACTCTCTTAAACATATAATTAATTTATTTGCTAAAACACCATCGTGGTTTTTTAATATATCACCTGTTGAATAATTAATTTTAGGTGTTACATTGAATACTGATTTTGTACCTACAAAGAATTTACCGTTTTCTGGATTAATGCCACATATAACAGCAGGCGCACCGTCCCATTTAACAGTTACGTTAAGTCTGCCACCTACGTGGCCTGTCAGCATTTTTTTGATTGACTTTAGAAAGTTAACTGCATTACGACCACCTTTTGAACCTTGGTCTATAATACTATCTTCTAAATGTTCTAAATGGGTGTTTGTACCCTTAGTAACGAATCCTTTAAAACTAAACATCTTCCTCTCATAGTTCCCATAAGTAAAATCACACAATCCATTCAATATATCAATTCTATTATACTACACTATTTATAAAAAGTCAAGTCTTTATTTAGCTATTACAAACTTTCCTGATAATTGAGTTCTGGAGGTAACATATTCAAATGTTAATCTTACAAAATCATTTACTTTACTGTCTTTGGTAGCAAACCAATTTTTTAGTATAGGCATAACATTATTCACAACTGTCAAACCACTTATTTCACCTCTTTTATGAACAAAGATTTTTGGATCTTTTTTATCTAAAGCGACTCTCATTTTTTCAATAGGTTCCATTTTTTTATAATAATCTTTTTCTGAAGATTTAAATGTGTTTAAAACTTTTGTTGCTAATGCACTATCTACAAATCCTAATAATTCACAAAATATTTTAATAGAACCTATACCTCCTCCTCTAGCTTCAGCACCTTGCACTACAAATTCTGCAACAAATTTACCTGTTGAAGGATCGTGTCTAATTTTTAAATCACCACCTAAACTTAATCTAACTTTTAAATCTCTTGTTTCACCTTTAATAGGATATTTAACAGGTACATATTTTTTCCAATCAGAAACTCCTGTTACGGATAACTTTTTTAAAGTTTCTAATTCTTTTTTTCTATCAAAATTAACTCTTTGAAAAGTTACAGTACTTGTAGTTTTTTTTAAAGATAAAGGTAACAAATCACCACTGTCTATTAAATCACTTGTTAAAATATTTAAACTTGAAAAGGTAAATGCTTTTGGTTTTGCTTTAGACAAAGTATCTTTAAATTGTTTTTTAGCTTTGTCGCTGGCTAAATATATGTCTGCTGGATTCCATTTATTTACATTACCAAAAGAAACTTGTTTTTTTGCAGTCATAGGAGATTCATTGGCTATAGTAAATAATTTTTGTATATTTCCCATAACTTCATCATCTCCTCTAAAATAATATAAGTTTTGAAAACCTACAGCCTTTATTTTAAAATCTGTATCTATATTTGATATTTCTTTTACAAGAGCATTTGCAATTAATAATGAAGATATATACCATTCATTATTTGTTACTAAAAATTCTTCAATCATTTTCAAATTAACACCAGGTGTAGCAATTCTTATTGATGAATTTTCTATTAATTTTTTATTTTTTTGTTTAAAATCTAAGTATGAATTGAATTTTTTTAAGTCTAATATTTTACTAGATTCATTTACACCTAAAAAATCTGCAATAGCACAGAATAATGCTTGTGAGCTTTCTTGTAATGCTGTTTTATCGGCCATTTATATATTTATAAAAGGCTACTTAATATTGTCGCAAAGAAATTTAGGAATACCGCCGTTTGGTTGCCATTGACGGTGTGTGTTTTGAAAATTAACTATATTCTCTATATCTTCTTCAAAGAAAGATTGTCTTATAATTGTACCAGTAGGCCTTTCTATGGCCTGCCATTGTATTTTATTATTTGATTTGACCATCTTCTTTTCATAACTTAGTTGAGAACCAAGGTGGCCTGGTCTTTTATCATTTCTATGAAATCTTACTTTTTGTTTCTTCATATTTTAAAATCTGAAAACTTATCGTAACTTGTTTTCACTTCTACTTGTTTTTGGTTAGCATCTACAATGTTTTGTGCATTGTTAGATACATCATATAACTTCATCTTCGCTCTATCTACACCAATAATAAAGGCACGATTAATACTAGGGTCATTATATCTATTCTTCAATTGTTTAACCTTCATTTGACCTAGTGCTTCTAATTCTTCATTTGATATTAAAGCAAACATAAAGTCGGCCGTTGCAGGTAAACCAAACGATTCAGAAGTATCTTCTAAACCAATATCTGTACTTACAAAACCTGTTCTTGTTGTTTGTGTAGCACTAAAGATTGGTACATTAAATTCTACTGCAAGACCTCGTAGTTCTTCGGCTATTGCCTTAATGAAGAAGTACGAAGAAATATTACCACCTTTGAATCTACTACTTGAACAAATATTTAGGTAATCAATAAAGATAACATTTGGTCTAAAAGATTTCTTTAATGCAAGTTCGTTTAACAATGCTCTGAAATGGCCAGCGTGTGCTGAAGCAGTAGGGTATTCTTTTATAATTAATTTACCGGCCGTCTTGTTTCTTATCTTTAATATCTTATCATCATACAATTGTTTAGGCATAGAATGTAAATCATCCATAGTTACGTCTAATAAATTAGCATCTATTCTTTCGGCAATTCTTTCTTCTGCCATCTCTAAAGTGATATACAATACATTTAAACCTTGTGTAAGAAAGGCACTGGCACAATGACACATAAACAAAGATTTACCAACACCTGTACCGGCCAATGCGATATTTAAAGTCTTAGGTGGTACACCGCCTTTTGTAATACGATTCATATAAGATAAATCAAATTGATATTTTTTTTCTTTAGTATGATAAAAGTCAAATCGTCTTTGAGCATCTTCTATATAATCGTGACCAATATGATTATCAAAAGAAACGGCAAGAGCATCTGCAAGAATACCAGGTATTGCTTCTGGTGTAAGTTTAGGATCTTTCTTATCTAGTATTTTAATACCTGTTAATACAGCATTATGAACGGCACGGTCTTTACAAAACTTTTCTGTTGTATCAAACAACCATTGTAGGTCAACTGTTTCATCTGTAAGTGTATCTAATAACTCTTTTACAGATTTAAATTCATCTTCGTTAATGTCTTTTCTTTGGCCAAGTTCTATAATCAAGGCCTCTCTTGTAGGTATATTTTTATACTTGTTTACAAAAATATCTATTTCTCTAAACAATAATCGTTCATTACGATTTGTAAAGTAATCTTCTTTACAGAAAGGTAGTGCCTTTCTGGTAAATGGTTCATTGAATATAAAATTACGTAGTACTGTAATCTCTATTCGTTCATTACTTAAATTCAACTTTTCCATCTGTCAATTGTTTTTCTAATAGTTCTATTAATAAATCACCTATGTAATCTATAAATTCTTGTGATGTTGTATCCTTCTCATAAGGATTCATTATAATATCATACTTAAATCTCATTGGCAACGTACCATCAGGCTTTTCATCTTTTGCAAAGCCTACATCGCCGTATTTAAATATAATACCTTTATATTTTTCTTCTGTTAGTTTAATGCAAGTAAAGTCATCACCTGTCTTTTGGACAAATACGTATCTACTCGGCTCCGTAGAGGAACTTTTTTTTAGTCGCTTCATCAATCTGTTTTAATATTTCCTTTGTAAAATATTTTTCAGGTTCATCATTAATAGATTTACCAAATACTTTTGTACCATCTGGTAATTCATATCTTGTTGATACTTTTTTGAAAATGCCTTCTTCTTCTGCAATCTCTAACAAACCATAATATCGGTCTAAACCAGATTTGTATGTGAGTCTTACATCTATTTGAGCATTCTCTTTTGTTAACCTTGACTTATAGTTTTTACAGTGGATAATATTACCAATCACTTGATTGTCGCCATCTTTTTCTTTGCGTTTACCAAGA